GTTTGATATCAAACAGTAAATTGTTGCAAGGTATTGGATTACTCCGTCCCGTTAATATATACAATGGGACACCACGTGCTCACACCACGTGGGTTTGTTGATCTTATAGTGCATCTCACTCTTTCGGAGTTTGACAAACTTGTTCATAAAGAACTCTAACTAATAACTGGATCAGCTGACTTTAAATAATGTACAGGTACATTTAAGAAAAAGAAAGCATTAAAATCGGGCCCAATAGATTGGTACCTTTCAATAAAAGTATTAGCTAGATAATTGTTATCTTCTAATGGCGAACAGTAAAGCAGTAAACGGTAACTCTTGTATATAGAGAAATCAGTTACTACACCTTTAAGCCAATTAACAGGATTAGTATCATTCATACGCACTGGAAAATAATGCGGACATAAAATAGACAATCCTGATTGAGTTTGCTGATTAGTCAGCGTTGAACCACCCGAACCAGCTGGAAATGGATTATTAAAAGCCAGTTCCAAACTTGAATCAGTGGTTCCAGTGACCGATGTGCTAACTATAGGCACATATATACTTGTGGATAATGGAACTTGAGCTTCACGACGGCTAACATGCATAGTCATAGCAGTTCGACCATTTGAATGCACATTCAGATGAATCATCATGGAACCTCGATAACCAAGATAACATGGTAACATACATACCAAAGGTGAATTCCTACCATAAGCATACTGCACTGATCCAGTAGTTACTGAATCAGCCACAGTACTAGCAGCGGGATCATATCCTACTGTATGTGGCATTTTTGTAAAATCATAAGTAATAATTTGAGCCGTAGCAGTAGAATTAGTAGAAAATGATCTCAATGGTAAAATACGTGTCAAATTTGTCCTCCGCAATAGAGGGCGAATTGAACGAATAGCTTCACCACCAAAAACTGAAGGTAAATAACCATCATGTGTCGAAGATTTATCTTCAATAACACCTGATTGCAATTCAAAGGTAGAAACACGTTTATTATGTGTTTCGCCCCATGGTGTCCGAGGATTGGAAAACATCATATTGTCACCTCCACGTACAAATACAAGGACAGTGGCAACAGCACCTGCAATAGGACCTGTAAGATCATTTAGTACTCTAACAGATAGAGTACCATTATCAAAATCAGCACGAGGAGTTAAACTAAAATCAGATAACTGCCACTGTTGAGTGACAGGATCAGTAATAGATAAAAATGCAGCTTGCTGAAGATACGAAACGCGAATCTCCACATCCATATCCGGTGCTAAGTCCACAATTTTCGTGAAAGAAGTAGCAGTCGTATCTGAAACAGATGATAGATCTCCAATAGGGTCCCATGTGATACGCAAACGACCACGGTGAAATTGTGTACATATTGCCTTGAAACGATAAATTATATCTCCACGCCAATAATTAAATAGATTCCCTACCATGGCCATTGGAGTCAAAGCAAGAGTAGAACCACCAGTTACAGCACCACCCACCAAATGCATGGTAGGAGAAACGCGAGTCAAAAATAACAAATCGCCTGCAGCTTGTGTTTCCGACCAAACAAATTGAGTCAGATAACTCTCACGTCCAACGAGATAATTTATAGACATTTCATCTGCACCCTGTAATCCAACAGTGCGGGGATCAATCGTCAATTCATTCTTAGGATCTAAAGTGAGTTTTTCAACTGGAGTACCAATCTCACTTGAAGAGAAAGCATGAAAAGGAACATTTTTAAAAGGTTGCACATTAGATATAACAGGTACATTAGTCCAACCAAAAAGGGCAGATATACCAGCCATAGCTTTAGCTCCATATTCTGTAGCCTTAGCAAATATCCCAATAACGGGGGCATCCACCAAACGGCCAGCTATATCAGCTACAGTTGAAGCAACTTTTTCAACAGGTCCTTGCGTATATTCAGACGTAGCAGACATAATTGGTCGTCTACGACCAGATTGAAGTTCACATGTTGGACCAGATAATTTAACATTAGTAGCCCAAGCATAGACTTGAATATCTATGCCCGCACCAGAAACGCCATTAGAGTTCAAAAGTGCCGCTACTTCCTGAAAATCCAATCTACCCATTTGAGTTAATTGAGTAGTATTAGTTAAATTTAACCAATTATGGAGATAAAAGAAAGGTAATTCTAAGTCTCCACCAGTATTGGTTTGAGGTAATACCCAAAAATGGGGACGTTGAGAATGAGTTACAAAAGATTTGCCATCAGTACCAAATGCTTCATCTAAACCAAAAGTTGTTAATGGTCTATAAGAAACAAGTTTAGCTCCAAAATAAAATGGAGAAGCATTAATGACCAATTTAATATGTAAATTGCAATTAATAAAAGCATAATTATCAATCTTCTTCTTAATAACCGCATTAGTGAAATATAAATGCCATGGAGCTATAGAAGAAGCAGAATAAGGTGTCCCTTCAGTCCAACGTTGTGTAGATATTAAAACAGGTCGTTCTAAAAATTGGGCCAAGTCAGCACTAGGTATGTGGTCATTCGTAAATGTAGGATCACTAATTGGTTGAAAAGTTTGCTCAACACTAGGTGTATCCTCAACGAAAGTCACAACTTGTTGCTGATTAGTACTTTGTGCTGCACCATCCGACAATATTTGTGGGATAGCGTCTTGGTTTCCGGCGTTGGTCACCGCCGGTGGTGTTAAAATATTAGTTTCAGAGGAACGTTATTTAATACAAATTGAAACTGGTTCCATCGTTTCAATTGCTTGCAGATATATATTTCACATAACTTCGAGGATCACTCGAAAAAGTGTGTAAGAAAAATATAAACAGATCTAAAAAGACCACACACTCTCATTGTAAATACAGTCCATCCTTATACCTTCTGCTGGTATAATTGGATGTTATTAATACAATGGGATAAAATTTGTTTAGGATTACTCCAAAGCTGATTCATCTTCAGCTTCTGCGATACAAGAATTACTCCAATATCGGTCGTAAAGTGCATCCCACGTTGGCATAAAATCTTCATAGGGAGATAACTCAGACATCTGATGTGTCTCGTATATCTCTCTAAAAAGGTTATAACGTTCGAAGAAAACTTCAGGTCCATAGAAGAAGTATTCGGATAGTGCTACCCGCATAACTTCCATACTATGTTGTTTCATAGTTAATCCCTTAGATTTGACACATTTGGTCAACATCTTCTCGATTGAACTATGATCTAATTGCGCAACAACTGTTCCAATTGTGTCAATATACACAAAACCCCTCTTAAGAAAGGAGGCTTTAGTAATATTGATAAAAGGAACAGATTCTGCTTCCTTATCAGCCATAGTATAACGAATACCACACTGCTTAAGTGCTTCCTGAATTCCAGTATGATTAAAGAAATCACATTTGGGGGAAACACCGCAGATGTTGTCATCACCATACGTTAATAAACTCACATATTTTCTAAATGAACCGCATTCAGCGGCTGGATTTAAAATATAATAAGCATAACGCATATATATACTATTAGCAATGGAATTGATAATAACGGTCAATGGATGCCCTGAAGGGTTACTACCATGAAATTGCACAATATCACCAAAATAATTGGTGATAGGAAATGCGACATCTTGACCTATAGCTTTAACAGCCAATAATGCTTCCTGAGTGAAACCAGCTTTTTCACACATCTTATATAAAATATCGAATGCTAGTGTAATAACAGCGGGAGGCATGGTCTTATCAAAAGATCCATAATCACCGGCAATGATGCGTGTCGTAGAGTATTTAGTTATATATTCATATAAGTCTTTCCACTCAGGCGATAAAGCATTCACACCGGGTGCGGCTTCAAAAACAAAGATATTTCTTTGCATAACGCGCACACATGATAAAAGGTATTTGCGCACTAATATGGTAAAATCCATAGGTGCACTTGAAAATACCCGGGTCTTGCCGGATATAGTTTTTGCTAAAGAAACGGGCTCATCCTTCAATTGTGCATTGAATATAGGCATAGCCCGTTTCCCTGAGCGTAAACGATCATCCAATATTTCAAGTCGATTGAGGATTTCCTCATTCACTTGAACTGGATGTTGTAAACCATCAACCTCAGGTAAGAATTCCAGGAAGCGCTCTTTCGGAGCACACCATGGAAAACCTGCAGAAGTTTTACGATTCATTTTGTCAACGTATTTAACCCCAGCAGCGCCATTAATGGCGGTGAATAGATCATATTCTTGAATAAGATCCCATTCAGCACTTGGGAGTTCGGTGACAATATCTTTCCAATACGCATCAGCACATCTTTTAAGAATGTGATAACTCATATTGGTATTAGTGTTAACACAATCTAAGAGAGCAATTCTCTTAGGACGCCAATCACGACCCATAACGGGTTTACCACATTTAATGTTAATCGGTAGAGATGTTTCACTTGTAAGCTGAACAATATCAGGACAAATGAGAGTATCAACTACTTTCGATGCATTAATATTACGGTCACCAACACTACCATAAATCTCACAATCACCTTGTTGTATCCAATGTAATGGACTCTTAGGATGAAGTAAGCCTAATGATCGCACTGGTGCAGTGTCACTATTAAAAATAACTTCACTCGGTTCAATTTGAGGTCCAAAATGAGCTAGAGCAGCATCAATCCACTTTCGCAGGATTGGAGCAGCCCCAACTTCAACAGAATCCGCTGTGTATTTAGATAACATATGAATACCTCCAACAGCATAACCACTATTAGCTATATCTAAAATTAGAGGCGATCCACATTCTCCAGAACAAAATCTATCCTCAGATTTTGATAAATATAAATCCAATTTAAGAGCATTAGCTCCAGCTTTAGGATCTTGAATTTGTACTCCTTTATAGAGTTTTCCAGAGGTAATGACACGTGTATCAACAGTTCGATCTTCTTGACGAACCAAGCAAACTCCTGTATAGAAGTGTTGCAAGCAAGCATCTAAGAAATAGTGTCTGATATTTTTGACTGGTGGTTGATTTGGTAATAACATAAAACACAAATCATATTCAGGCATAGTATATAATTGGATTTGATCAATGCGCTCCATACGGGAGGAAACAATTCCATCCGTTTCTATTGAACGCATTGGCATAACACCAGTAATATCGTTGAGCGTGAAATAATGATGATTTGTAACATACACTTGACCAGCCACACCTAAAATACGTCCGCGTAAAAATTCTCCATTACTGGTGAAAAATTTAGCGTATAATACATTATTTTGAATATTAGCTGTAAAAAGATCCAACTTGGAAGAAGTCCAAGAAGATATCTGAGGGGTTAAGTCCATAGAGGAAAGATTTAATTCTTCCTTCTTCCACGGATTCTCCTTTATATCAATATCACCCTTAGGTTGCGGGCGAGAACCCGTAGAACCTTGTTCGGTGTATATATGTTGGTTTTTCTTTTTCCCAAATGTACGATATAATGTAATACCGCCCATAATGGAAACTAAAATTGCAATAGAACTTCTCCAATTACGTTCAAACCAATTCATACCTCGCCATCTCGCATAACGCATACGAGTTTTCATAACAAAAATTATCATATGTGTAAATAGACAATCGAGATTAAAACTAGGTACCCATTTAGTTACCCAACTAAATAGATATTTAAACATAATATAATAAATATCCAGTGTGAAGTAAACCATTTTCCACCATATCGATTTCAAACATTCTACTTTTGCATCATCACTTTGTAATTTAATGATCTCATCATTTTCTAATTTGCAAATGCAAGATGGACGAAAACATGTTGAGCACAAATCTAAAGTTGTTAATTTATCAGATTGTGTCATAGCACGTTCCTGTTTCTTGAGATGTTGAACAACAGCTTTACAATAGAAAGCTATCATATCATCAATCTCAGTAAAAGTTGCAATTGTTTCAAACTTAGGTCCGCTCACAACATGTTGTGATAGCGCATTCCTATAATCTGGAACCGCTTTCTTAACAACGAAAATCCACAAATTCAAAACACCATCAACAATTGGAATTTTGTCAGTATCTATGGTTTGACCGGTCGAATCAGCATATTCTGGTTTAGGAACAACATCCACAAACATGTGGAAGCGACGTAAATTCGCATAAGTGTCATTCATGTACAAAGGTACATCTAAATGACACACATTAGTGGAGCCGATCGTAAGTAAATTTTGTAAAGGAATACGTCCTTTATCTTTCAAATCAGCCTGCTCCGTAATATAAGGAGTATTATTCTGAACACGCAAAAATGCGGTTATATCAGTTGGTACACCTTGAGCCACGGAAGCTTTTGTACCACCCACATCATCAAAATTGATGCACCACATAGTACTGCCAAATTTCGACCAATATTCATCATTTGGATTACGTGAATAATAGTGTTCATCATCAGGAATTAAATTCAACTTAGGCTTATTATCCCAATCAATAGAATTAGCCGCAGATGCGAATACTTTATAAAATAAACGTGTCAAATACGTTTTCAAAACACCTGAACGTCCATGTAACACAATGCCAAAAGGCATAGGTCGAGAACGCATAGTAAATTTAGTTGAAGTTAATTCAACGCGAATACTCATCAAATCCGAATATGCTCGGGTAATGAGATCGAGCTCACGCTTATGCAAATTGCGTTTATTTTTAAGAAAAATATCACCTTTTTCAATAAGACTATTACAATCATTATTAATAATAGTGATATCAATAGTATCTGTGACAAAACCAGCAAGTACTAAAACTTGTGGATCATTGAAGAAATTAGCTTTAAGCTTCAAGTCCTCAACCGCTTTTATCCATTCGGAGATATTTGTTTTCTCTCCAAAGAAGGCTTCCCAAGTACCAGAAACACAGGCTTCATAGCCTTTAGTTCCAACAAATAGGACATAATCACATACAGAAAAGAAAAAATCTACACCTCCTTTAAAAGGACGTGTCTCTAATTCTTTAACCATATTATTGACTTCAGGAAAATATTGAGAAATATCGATCTTCAATTTTGGTAAAAAACCATAAGCTATCATGCGCGCAAAAAGAGATTGCGTCTTTTTGACAAAAATTGAATTTTCTACCATTTCCTTACCTTCAATAAAAGCCCTCAACCATTGTAAATAATCGGGAGCATCAGATTGGAGTGTATCTTCACCAGTCACTAGAGCACCTAGTTCACGGATAAAATAACTAATTACTTTAACATAAAAATCTGAGCAAGAATAACCTTGCATACGAAAAAATCGTATGAAACAATATTTAAGATGCATATTGCGCTTGGGACCATCTACGGGAGTAACCGAGATATCCTCGAGCAAACACATTACTGTTTCAGTAAAAACAACAATTTGTTGAACTGCTCGATCATTCTCATTAAATAATTGTGTACTTCGTACAAATCTATCCCAATAACTCTGTTTTTTAAGAGTAGATGTATTGTGAATAAGTTTGCAAATCGCATTAACACCATAATCTCCCCCACCAGCTTGTAAGCTGTATCGGGAAGAAGGGTTGTAAAGATATTCATCAAGTTCTGCCATGGTCATTATCCAAGCATCACTTTCTAAAACAGTGTTTACACCAGATTGCACATCTTTTTCAAAACGTGCTTTCTTTTCTTTCTTACGTAATTTATCACATTCATGCATTTCACTAGATAGCTCTTGGAGCTGTTCGTGAACAACAGAAGTTGATAAAATAGCAGAACTATCATTTTCGATATTCTGCACCGAATCGCCTCTCATACCGAGGACTTCATTGTTTTTAACGTCAACAACTAACGTTTGCTTAGTTTCATTAAAGCTCGACATATAGGGGGGGGGGCGTTTAGGCTTCAAATCACCTAGACTCTATACACCTGCACAACTACATTTGACATAATATCCAGAGGTCTAATCTCTAAGTATCCAACACAATCACTACAACCATAGCCTCTAACTATGGTAAATTAATGTGTGGAATTCTAACAAGAAAAATAACTTATGATATATGAATATTGCATATCCCATCCAAGGGTTTGTGCAGGCAGTCTATCTAGGTTGAGTAATCTGCCAGGGAGACGCACTATTACTAGTACGATCCGAATTTCCGTTCTTTTATAAGGATACGGGCTAGCCTTTGCTACAATTAAGTAGCTGAACAATTTTCTAAAGAAATTGATAAAGAGCTGTGAAGTATCATAATATGATAAAACACGGGAGGGGGGGTAAATTGTTTATGTGCACTAAATTAATGTAATAATATAAACAAACTATAATGATCTACAATTATGGTAACTGTATATCTATTTTACTGAATCCGCTCCAATAAACTAGCGTGTATAACACGAAAGTAAATTAAAATAGAATGTAAAATATTGTTAAGCATTGGACAGTAATCACAATACGATGATACTCATCGTAAAATGATGAGTTTTAATTGCTTATGTAACAAAAATATAGTACAAAAGGGCTAATTTGAAGCCCCAACTGCCAAATGGCAGGAGATCCAACAAAACTAGGAAATTCACGAATAGTGAATTTCCT